GTTTTTCCTGAAAGTATTAACACAGATGTACTATTGACTTACGTAAGATACCCACAAACTCCAGCTTGGACTTATAGTACTATTGGTGCTGATGGTGATCCAGTATTTAACCCAAGTAGTGCTTCTTATCAGGATTTCGAATTACCACTTTCAGATGCCATTGACATTACTATTAAGATTTGTGAATATGCAGGAATTAGTATTAGAGAGCAGGCGGTAGTTAACTTTGAGAAGAGCGAGGAAATATTACAACTAAAAACTGAATCTTAATGACCTATATAACTGACGAAAAATATTACACTAATAGTAACGTTGTCCCTAAAAATTTAAACTGGGGTAGTTATCAATATGTGTCTTTGAAAGATATAGTAAACAACTTTAAGCTAATGTATTCCGGTGATGACAAGTTGGTGAGTAATGCTACTAGATACAACATGTTGTTTCACGCTAAGAGAGGTATTCAAGAGATTAATTACGATGCTTTAAAAAACATTAAGATATTAGAACTAGCTGTTACGGATGACTTAAAGTTTATATTGCCTCACGATTATGTTAACTACGTAAGAATATCTCTTTATAAAGATGGTGTTTTATTTCCGTTAATAGAGAACTTTCAAACTAACTTTTCATCTGCTTACTTACAAGATCAGAATGCTGAAATACTTTTTGATTTAAGTGGTAATGCATTAAGCCCGGAAAACTCTACACTAGATTTACAAAGAATAAAAGGAACTAAGCCAACACTATATTTAAACAATGGGCATCCTTATCACAATAAGCAAGGGTATTGCTGCGATGGAGAGTGGTACTTTGGTTTTTCAGTAGGAGGACAGTATGGCTTAAATACCTCACTAGCTAATCAAAATCCTAATTTTAGAATAGATAAAGCGGGTGGTGTAATTAACTTTAGTTCTGAAATGGGTGGACAGTTAGTAGTATTAGAATATGTTTCAGACGGAATGGAAAATGGTAATGATGACGAAATAGTTATTAATAAACTAGCAGAAGATTACTTATATGCCTATATTAGATTTGCTCTTTTGGAAAACAAATTTGGAGTTCAGGAGTACATTGTTAATAGAGCTAGAAAAGAGAAGACAGCTAAGTTAAGAAACGCTAAAATTAGATTGAGCAATCTACACCCTGGAAGACTTTTAATGCCTTTACGAGCAAGAGCTAAATGGATTAAATGAAATTAACTAGAACATTCACAAAGGGGATAATGAACAAGGACCTCGATGAGCGTCTTATACCCCCTGGTCAATATAGAGATGGACAGAACATAGGTGTTTCAACCTCTGAAGATTCTAATGTGGGGTCTATTGAAAACATGCTGGGTAACACTCAGGTAGGTGGTGACTTGTCTTTTTTAACTACAGCCGCTAAAACCATTGGTGCGATTTCAGATGACGCAAGAGAAACTTTTTATTGGTTTGTTACAGACACTTCTTTTGATTACATACTAAAATATAATGAAACAACAGGCATTTCTACTAAAGTGTTAGAAGACACTAAGGGTAGAATTTTAAAATTTGATAATGAATACATAATAACCGGCATAAGCATTGTTGACAATTTGTTATTTTGGACAGACAATTTAAACCCACCTAGAAGATTGAACATAAAGAGTTTTTATGCGTTAGATGCTTTTACTGAAGATGATATTTCTGTTATTGTTAAGCCACCTTTAACTAGGCCAGTTATTTCTCTTCAATTAGCCGATTCAGAAGTTAACCTTTCTCAGCAATCAAACAACATTGAAGATAAGTTTTTAAGGTTTGCTTACAGGTGGAAGTATGAGAACAACGAGTACAGTTCTTTATCACCTTTTTCATCAACCTCTTTTTCTCCAGGAGACTATAAATACAATTATCAAAATGCGGAGTTTGAGAGCATGTTAAATCAGTTTAATCAAGTTTCAATTGACTTAAATACAGGAGAATCTCAAGTAACAGATATTCAATTAGTAGTAACCAATGAGTTAACTTCAGCTGTTTATATAGTAGAAACATACAATAAAGAAGGCAACAATTACTCTAATAATTCTACTGTTAATGTTTTTTTTAATAATAACAAGATTTACAACTTATTAGCAGCTGATGAAGTAACTAGGTTGTTTGACAACGTTCCATTAAAAGCCCAAGCTCAAACTATTATTGGAAGCAGATTACTATATGGTAATTATGTTCAATTTTTTGACATTGTAGATAGTTTTAATACACCAATAGAAATAGATTTTACAGTGTCTTTAGAGTCCTTAGACGTTTCCCCTGGGTCTTCTATGCCTACATTTAAAAGTAATAGAGATTATGAGGTTGGTATTTCCTATTTAGATGAGTATGGGAGAATGACAACTCCATTAATTCCTACATTAAACAATAGTCAATACAGTAATACGGTATATATACCAACCAAACAAGCAATTACCTCTAATGATTTAAGAATAAATATAAATAACAATCCTCCTGTTTTTGCTAACAAGTATCGTATATTTTTAAAAGAAAGCAACAAGCCTTACGATAATATATTTCCTTTATTTTATTATGTAGCATCTTCTAAAGTGTATTTTCATATTGATAGAAGTGACGTTAATAAAGTAAAAGAAGGTGATTATATTATTGTTAAAGTAGTGGCAAGTGAACCAACCTTAAAAAAAGACGAATATAAAGTTCTGGAAGTAGAAGTTAAGGAAAGAGGATTTTTAGGCAATAATGAAGCTGAAGGTCTTTACTTCGCTATAAGCGATCCTGATGGTGACTTCACGAGAGATAATTTATTTCAAGATTCTTTTGAAGGAAGAGGTTTTTGGAACGGAATGGGCGAGTTTGCTGGTTTTACTAGCCCAGGTTCAGCTGTTCAAGTGTCAGATATTGAACCTTTTATAAATCCTGTGTCTCAAATAGATGTCCCTATATTTTATGGTAAATCAACAACCAATCAAACGCTAACTCTTGTAGCTTATGACTCTTCTCAATCTTCTCCTTACGATCCAGTTGGTCATTCAATGGGCGTTTCAATGCGTTATAAAATAACAGTTATAAGTACTACTGAATATAAATTAGAAGAAATGAGTACTGGAGGAGGATATACTTTAAGGTCTGCTTCAAAAACTATATCTTATTCTTCGTCATCTCCCAACTCTCTTCCTAAGGGTGCCAATTCTAATTTAGATTTAGGATATTTTTATTTTTCAGATGGAGCTGGATACAGAATAGGGGACTCTTGGGTTATAAACTTTCATTCTAAGAATTTACCAGGTTCAGGTGGTTCAGTCATAAACAATAATATGATTATAGATTCATACCAAACAAATAGACGTGATGTTGATTTATCTGAAATTCAAGAAGTAGGTTCTAGGATTGCTATTTTACCTGGAAATATCTCAGATACTTGGAATTTAGACAACGATACTCCTCCCGCTCCAAATTCATCCGTGAATTATGTAGACAGGGAAATAAAACAAGGTTCTATATTAGACTTTACTATATACGAACAAATAATATCACGAGGGTATTTACAGGGTTCAGGAAGTAATAATTTAGCAGATTTAGTGTATTCTGAGACTCCAATTTCACAACAACAGTTCATAGCTAGTAGAGATTATAAAAATATTGAAGAGTGGTATTATGAGGATGAAATATATTTAAATTGGGACCATAAAAATGCTTTTAATGCTCAACAACAAAGAGGGTCTAACTCAAGAGTAATGTTTAAAAGAGGATTATGGAATGACCCTTCAAACCCTATTTACACCGATCCTGATTTTTATTGGCAATATAATTTAAATTTTGCATCTAACTGGACTAATCAAATGTATCAGAAAGGAAATACTACTATACCTACATTTGGAAATTATCCGGACTGGGCTTCGTTTTTAACTCAAAGAGCGCCTATAAGGATGTGTATTGTGGCAAGTGCTAATAGCAATCCATCTGATACTTGGAACACGAACCCTGAGCTAGTCAATATAATTACTCTATTTAATATTACTATTCCTGAAAAGGGAAATCCTGTTTTTGAAACTAAACCTAAAGAAGCAGATGTTGATATATTTTATGAAACACCATTTACATTTAACATTACAAACGGAGTACATGAAGGAAATGTTCAAAATCAAAGCAATATTGATGGTGGTGCTCCTGCTATAGTAAGTTTAAATACAGCAACTTTAAGTAATGCCACTACTAATGATATTCAAAATGCTGAGTATAATTCTTATTGTTTTGGTAATGGAGTTGAGTCTATGAGGGTTAGAGGTGATTGGAATGGATCGTCTTTAAAGTATAGTCCTAGAGCATCTACTCCAATTGATGATTATGGCCAAGAAAGATTAGGAGCTAGTTTAACATACAGTGGAGTATATAGAGAAAACAGCACTGTAAACAATTTAAACGAATTTAACTTATCTCTAGCCAACTTTAAAGATATTCAAATAGAATACGGTCCTGTAAGAAAACTTCATGCTAGAGATGCTGATGTAGTGGTTTTTCAGGAAGATAAGGTGTCTAAAGTGTTGTACGGAAAAAATTTACTATCTGATTCTGTTGGTGGTGGTAATGTAGCTTCTATACCACAAGTACTAGGAACTCAAATAACTTACGTTGGGGAGTATGGTATTAGTGAAAACCCTGAAAGTTTTGCTAGTTGGGGTAATAACATGTATTTTACTGACGCTAAGAGAGGTGCAATATTGCAGTTGGGGTTAAATGGTATTTTTGAAATATCTCAGCTAGGAATGAGTGACTACTTTAAGGATTTATTTAGGGACAACTTTAATACTCAAAAACTAGGAGCTATCGACCCATTTAAAGAGCAGTATGTACTATCGTCAAATTCAATTTCAGCTCCTCCATGTGATTTCAATATAACACCAAATACAACAGGTAGGTTTGGATCCAGCTTATCAACGTCAACGATAGATATTCGGTCATCACAGGTTTGGGCTGTTGAGCTATTAGACACTGGAGATAATAATAACTGGGTAACTATAAACGGTTCTAATCCTAGCTATAGTGGTTATGGAAACGAAACTATTAATATAAAAGTATTAACTAATTCTGGAACTCAAAGACAATTAAATTTTAGAATAACAGGGTGCGATAATGCGCCTATAACAATTCCTTTTATTCAATCGGCTCAAAAACCACTAACAATAGACGTGTTTGGCATAGGAAGCACTGCGGATGCTAATATAAATTTAAATACTAATTCGTCTTACACTTTTACTAATAGTGCTGTTGGAAACATTGATTTTAATAATCAAAAAATAATTCAAAATAATCAACCGTTCTTAGACAATGTGTTTGAAGATATAGAGGGCTATCAAGCTGTTCCTAAGTCAGGGGATACCGTAACTTTAAAAGCTCCTCAAACGGGAGCAGTAAATAGAAAGTCTTTTGCCCCAACAATGGGCACTAAAATGTATTATTTAGTTTCTAACACAAGATACAATCAAAGTCAAGTTGACAATTTACTTAACGATTCAAGTACGGTGGAGGTCACTCCTACATTGTCGGGAGGAGATTTTGAGGGCGGATTTACTTTTAACAGACCTTCTGACGAGAAATATTTGTATTTGGTGTATGACTATAGAAGTAAGCAAACTTCAGGTAATAGATTTATAATACCAGCAGCCACTAATAATGTTGCAGGAACATTTAACGGTACTATGGAGCTGGGAAGTAAAGTTGGTAGGTGTGATTTAAACTATTTGCCAAGTACTGCAACTGGGAATATATATACTATTAAACAAGGTGATACAATAGTAGCTACTACAGGATCAGCACCTGTAACCACTGGTGGCACTTTGTCTTTTGTTAAAAAAAGTTCTACTGTCACTACTTATGATATAGAAATACAATATTATGGAGATAATCAACAATTTGAAGCTTCAGTCCCAACCCCTACTTTAACATCTTTTAATTTTGACACTGCGGATGAATCTTTAGATCCTAGCAATGCTTTGTATGTGTGTAGATCGACAGCAACACCACCAACTGGCACAAAGTATCACGATGGACCTGGTGCGTTACCTATTGAGGGTGATATTATATATGAGACTCCAAATGGCAATCCTCTTAACTTAAACGATGCAGTTCACAGAATTGGAACAACGAGTTATCCTGGAATGAAATGGGTAGCTGGAGGGTCTAACGGTGTGGTTATTAATGCGGGAGCTTGTGAGGCTTGTGTAGAAACAGTCGTTCCTTCTTACATTGGTCCAACAACAATTGCAGTTATTATCAATGCACCATTAAATATTAAATTACAAACCACTAATAATCCAGATAATTACAGTTACGACTCTAATTGCACGAGGTATTTCTTACAAGGAGGGACCGAAGGCGGGACGGTTTCTATTACTTCTTGTGATGGGTTAGCAAGCACTGTATTAATAAGTATTGACGCTAATGTACCTGTTAGCTCTAGCACTACACCTGTTATAGTAAGCGGAACAGTAACTGTACTAAACGTTGGAAAAGCAACTAATGTAATATTGCCAGCTGGGCTTGACTTAAATACTTCAACGGGTATTATTACAGGATCACTTAGCGTTTTAGGTTCCTATCAACTATCACTTACTCCTTCTAATTGTTTTGGTCAAGGGGCTTCTTTTACAATTAATTTTCAAGCTGTAAGTTCTAAAACAAAAGTATTTGAGATGGATGCTAGTCAAATTAAAACAACTCATGTTGATTCTTGCGGTATACCTGCTGGACAATTAAATCCTACTTTGTTTTATTTTTCAGGTAAAGGTGTTAATTTCCCAGTAGTAAACGATAAAGTTTTCACAAACGACAAAATAACAGGTATAAATCCATTTAACGGAGGTTATCAGTATTACAAAGTAGAATGGGGTGGAACAAACGGCAGCACTTTATTAATAGACGATAGAGGAACTGTGATAGAAGTAACAGCTTGCCCATAAAAAATAGTATATGCCAAATATAACAGTAACATACGGACCTTCAGTTAAAGGATGGACATCTTTTCATTCTTACATTCCAGAGTGGATGGTGGGCATGAATAGTAATTTTTATTCTTTTTATCAAGGTAAGCCATGGAAGCACCATACCAACGCTGTCAGAAATCAGTATTAT